CCGGGCAAGGGGGGAATCTAATTTCCCTAATTGATAAAGCAACGCGTTTCGCGTTGGAGAGTTGTGCTAACAACTATGGTAAGTTCATAAGTGAGCTCAAGACTTACAAGAAACTTGTAAGGAAACACTTCGCTGAAGAGCGAGATATACCAAATGCACCAAGGTGCATGAAAACGTACGAAAAGGTTGTACGTTACGTTATGTCCTTCCCCACGGAAGGTTGTTTTGCAGAAAACGAAAAGATACAACATCTTATGTTAGTGACACAAACACGTGCCACCGGTCTTGCCGACGGCAAGATGTGTCGACAGTCTGTCGATAAACTTGTGAAGATTATCACGGAACCATCCAAGATGGTTATGTTGGAGGAGAGATATCTCAACCAAATAACAGTACCAGTAAGGAACTGTAACTCTGACCACTTCAAAGTGTCAGCGGGACCCTCAGGGTGCCTAGAATCCGAACGAGAAATCGGAGGACAGACTAATGCAATTAGTCTAATTATTCGTTCAACGAAGACAAAGCGCAGTTTTGACTGGGCTACAGGTGAAATCACCAATTACGAGCCTCGACGTATACGGAGCTCGACTGACCTAGTTGACTGGGCCATTTCCTATGCTATGGGCATGGACCTCTGGGAAACCAGAATTGCAGCACGTTGTGTACGTGTTCATTGCGTGGCTGAGCCAAGCAAAGCGAGGACAATAACTATTGCCTCAATTGCATACATGATAATTATGCATCTATTCGCTCACATTTGGAGCGGGTGCCTGCGATCAAAAGAAATTGATACAGGATTACATGGTGTTTATCACCTGTGGACAGTCCTTAAGAGGGATCTTAATCCTGCTAATTCAGGATTTTGGGATGGTATCGTGGATAGTCCATCCAAAGATGTCTATGCTTTAAGCACAGATTTAGAAACTGCTACCGACTACGGTAACATGTCAGTCGCCAGACAGATCTGGCATCACCTTATCGAGAATTCGAGAAGGAATGAGGGTTTCCCCACATGGTTGGCAGTTTTTGCCAAAACACTTTTCTTAAGTGATAGATTTGTGATCATAGCTGGTCACTACGCTGCCCGCAAAAGGCGGGGTTGGTTCATGGGTGATCCCATGTGCAAAATAATGTTGACATTAGCACACCAATATGCATTGGTGAAGGCCCAACTCGTGGGCTGGATCGTCGGAGACGACCACATCAGCATG